CCGACGCCACGTCCATCCGGGCCGGCTCCGCCGCCCTCACCGCCCTCGTCAACGCCGCCGAGCCGGAGATCGCCGAGCGGGCCGCCGCCCGGGCCGTCTCGATCGCCCTGCCCCTCGCCTAACCCTTCCCACCCAACCCAACCCAACACCCACGACCATGTCCAAGCCCTCCCCCACCACCCTCGCCGAAGCGATCGCCATGATCACCGGCCCCGGCTCCATCACCGACCACCAGATCGGGTGCCTCGGCGACGCCGACCAGATCGCCGTGCTGACCATCCTCGCGGCCCTCAAGGCCCAGCAGGACGCGATCGACGAAGCCCGGCAGGCCACCCGGATCGCCGCCGGTCTGGTAGAGCAGGCCCACCTTACCTTCGCCGATCGCCGCCGGCTCACCCGGCTCGTCCTCGAGGCCAACGACGCCCTCGTCAAGATCGCCTAACCCTTCCCCAACCCAACCCAACCCAGCACCACCATGAGCAAGCCCACCACCACCACCGTCGTCTTCACCGTCCTGCTCGCCCGGGACAACGGCCACGACATCACCCCCACCGCCCTCAAGCGAGCCGCCCTGCTCGACGACATCGCCGGCCTCGAGATCGAGCATGACGACGTGATCGTCCACGACATCACCGTCGGCTCCGTCACCCGGGTCAACGAGTGGCACATCGCCGCGACCTACGTCGTCGTCGTCGAGGGCGTTGACTGCGACACCCAGTCCCCCATCACCGGCGACGATCTGATCGACCTGCTCGACGAGGCGACCTGCTGTTGCCCCGAGGCCGGCTGGATGCACGTCCACCACGCCATGCTCGCCCGCTAACCCTTCCCCCTAACCCAACCCAACACCCAGCACCCAACACCATGCACAACCACATGATCGCCATCACCACCATCACCGACGACAACATCCGCGACGTCATCCGCGGCCTCGACAACGCCGGCCGCAACATCCGCGACATGGAAGCGGACGCCGGCCACCTCGGCCTGTCCAAGCAGGACGCCGCCGCCCTCCGGGTGGCGTCGGCCCTCTTGACCAGCGTCCTCACCGCGATCGATCCGTACTCCTCCAGCCGCACGCCGGAGCATCACATGGGCGTCGCGATCGCCGCGTCCGCCGCCATGCCCCGCCGCTAATCTCCACCACCAACCCAGCACCACCAACATGTCCAACCCCATGATCATGACCCCCCACCAGCACGCCGCCGCGAAGGCGGAGATCGCCGCCCTCCGGGCCATCGGCACGCCGGCGTCCAACGCCACCGCCGACGGCATCGCCAGGTCCATCGCCCAGTCCAACGCCGCCGAGCGTGCCATGCTCGAGTCGCACGTCACCCTGTGCCAGCGTCGCGTCCTCGACGCCGACCGGTACGGCTCGATCACCCAACGCGAAGAGGCGGAGGGTTGCCGGCAGGACGCCATGGCCGCCCTGCTCGCCTTCAACCAGCGGACGATCCGCATGGTCCCGATCACCCACGTCCGTGCCTAACCCTTCACCCAGCCACCACCACCAGCGCAAACTCAACATGTCCAACACCCCCACCACCACCATCGCCGGCATCGACGTCGCCTTCATCCGGAAGGCCGTCGCCGACGCCACCCTCGCCACCCTCGCGGCGGCCAAGCGAGACGCCGACAAGGCCCGATCCGAGGCCGAGCGTGCCGAGGCTTGGCTCACCTTCGTCACCAAGGAAGCCGAGGCCGGTCAGCTCGACGACATCCGCGTCGGCATGCACCGCGATCTCGACGTCTGGCAAAAGTTCCTCGCCGCGTGCGAGGCGACCGGCGACGACTACGTCAAGCGTCGCATGTTCGACGAGCCGGGCATCCTCATCGACCTCAACATCCTCGCCCGCGTCCTCCCGGACTACAACCCCAAGCCGGCCATGGCCGACGCCCTCGCCCGCTTCCGATCCTAACCCTTCCACCCCACCACCAACCCAGCACCCAACCCACCACCATGATCCACCCCCACAACGCAAGCCCGGCGGACTACGCCGCCGCCCTCAACGCCACCGCCACCCTCGTCATGGCGTCCAACCGGGCCGAGGAGGCCGGCTACGCCCTCGTCTTCAACACCATCGAGGCGACCGACGCCCGGAAGGACGCGATCGCCGTACGCAAGGCGATCTTCGACGCCCAGCGTGCGTGCCACGCCGCGATGGACGCGATCCACGCCGCGAAGCAAAAGGCCGACGCCCGGGAAGACGCCCTTGCCTCGATCGAGGCCGGCCAAAAATAAATCTGGACATCCTCCAATCTGTAGGACATACCTCCATCTACCAACCCAACACCATGAGCAAATCCACCAAGCCCGCCACGCCCGCCTTCATCACCATGTCCTTCGACGACTGGGTCGAAAAGTTCAAGCCGATCGTGAACACCGCCACCCCCGGCTCCGCCTTCGACGGCACCATGTTTGAGACGTTCGGGTCGGACCTCGTTGACGTGCTGATCCACGCCCACGGCAAGCACTCCCACCTCCGGGTCTGGACGCTGGTCGAAGGCGACGAAGGACAGTACGTCGTCGAAGCCTACCGCATCGTCAACCGGATCGGCTACTTCATCACCACCAAGCCGGCCGTCGCCGGCACCCAGTACGAGATCGCCCTCTAACCCTTCACCCCCAACCCAACACCCAACACCATGAAAGACACCACCCACGCCGTCCTCGTCCGCTTCCTCATCGATCGTTATGAGGACACCGGCAAGGGCTACATGACCGCGACGTCCGCCCTCAAGAATACCCGCGAGGAACTCGACGGACTGATCGCCAAGCGGGCCACCTGCCGCACGGCCAAGGCGTCCACCGACAAGAGCCTCGCGGCTCTCGCCGATCGCTTCGACGTCATCGCCCAGTCCATCGAGGACAACGGCCCCGAGTGCGACGGCGAAGACATCGGCCGCTGGACTGTCTCGTTCGAGATCATCGCCAGGTTCGTCGTCGAAGCCGGCTCGGTCGGGCAGGCCGAGGGCATGGTCATGCAGGAGATCGAGGACCGGATCGGCGACGTGATCGGCGACAGCGTCGAGGAGTGGGCATGCAATTGGTCCACCGACATCCTGCACGACGTCACCAAGTAACCCCTCACCCATACCCAACATGAGCCAATCCCCCATCACCCACGCCGCCGCCATCGACGCCCTGTCCAGCCTGCTGGACGCGTGCAAGTACGAAGCCACGCATGGCCGCTGGCCCTCGTCGCCCACCCTGCTCGCCATGGTGCGGGCCGACGAGGTGATCACCGCGACGCACGCCGCGACGCCGGAGCAGGTCTACTGCCACCTCAAGCAGGCCAAGGCCGCGGCCAAGCTTAACCTCAAGCGGACCAAGTAACATGTCCACCATCCGCACCATCCTGTTCGCCCTCGCCCTCGCGGCCCTCATCGCCTTCGCCCTCTGGGCGTTCGCGACCGGGCCGGACCTGCTCGAGATCATCGACAACCCCAACCTCTAATCCTTCCCACCCATGAGCAAACGCACCCGCACCCCCAAGCACGACGCCGTCCTCGCTTCCCTCCGCGAAGCGAAGGCCGACGCCGACATCGCCAACCTCCACCGGTCGAACGCCGCCGCCGATCTGGCCCGGCTGATCGGTTCCCTCGACCGGGACATCGCGGTCGAGTGGACGAAACTCGAACACCTCGAAGCCCGCAACAAGGCCGGCAAGGTAGACGATGACGACGTCGTCGCGTGCGAGCTGAACCACGCCCGCCTGTCCGGCATTCGCCGCACCGCGAAGATCGACTTCGACATCGCCGTGGACGAGTGGCAAAAGACGCAGGCGGTAGCCAACGCCGCCGCGGTCGCCTACTACGACCGACTCACCAGCCAATCCTAACCCAGCACCAACACCATGACTATGCTCGCCATCATCACCACCAAGTACCGCGGACCGACGGATGCCCGCGGCTCCCGGATCCTCGTCACCATCCACCTCAAGGCGGACGGATCGAAGCACCGCCGGTTCCAGTCTTGGCTCCACCAGTACGGCATCCACGACAACCACCAGTCGGCGGCCAAGCAGTCCCTTAACGGCCTGCCCTACCCGGGCGGTCTTCACCCGGACGACATCGACGTGGACGGCTGGACGCACGACGGCACCGGCCATTGGGTCGCGACGATCAAGGGCCAGGCCGCCGGCATGGGGTAGCCTGTCCGCCGGCCGCCACGGCCCAGCCAGATAGGTCTATCGGCCCGCCCTCACCGGCGGGCCTTCTCATTTACTTGATCCAGTCCGGGAACCGATCGGCCGGCACCGGTGAAGGGGTGCGGTCGTCGTCGTGCAGGGTCATGACCAGCCCGCCCTTCCCTGCCCACGTCTTGGTCACCACTAGGGTCGAGACGGCCGCGTCGTCCTTGAGCAGGCCGGCGTCCTTGACTGCATCCAGCGCAAGTTTAGCTAGGTTGTCGGCGTCTGGTCTGAAGGTATGCGGCCGGCCATGCCGGTCTGCCTTGGGGGTTGGCATGTCGAACCGCATGACGACGGCGACGGCCGACGTCGCGATCTGCCCATGTGCATCGGCGGCCATCTTCCCGGCCTGCCGGATCATGTCCTTCCACCTGCGTGCGTTGGCGTCTGCGGTCGAGACGATCCTGCCCTTGCACAGCCTCGGCCTAGGTTGCGGCCTGGGGGTGCCTTCGATGTTGAGCATGACGATGTCGTCCATGTCCGGATCATGGGGTGTCGCGTTGTTGGGTCAACCCTTCCCCTCGACTATAGGGACAGCGAGGCGACGCCCTTCCCCATCGGGATAGGGCCAAAGCCCGAGGATGGCCTATTAGTCTTAATACAGGGCGATCCTCGCTTCCTCGACCATGCGTAAGTGGCGTGCGTGTAGTGACTTATGGACGAGGAAGGGGGGTGTGCGTTTTCGTAAAACCACCGAGGAAGGGGGGGTGCAACAGGGTTAACCCTATATCAAACAACGACTTAACCTAGTATCCTCGACGCCGCGAGGAAGCGGGGAAAGGGGGGTAGCTAAACCCCTTCCTCATCCCCGCCTTTTCTCCCACATGCTGGAGGGTTGGCACTTCGTGCCATGCCTTGCCCTGCTCCTCGATCCGCCCGGGTACAGGGCAGGCATGTAGCCCTTAATCCCAGTCCGAGAAGTCCAGCCCGCCCGCCTTCGACTCGATCTTCCGCATCAGCCCGGGGACGCCGTCCGGGTCGATGTCGTCGCCGTCCGGATCGATGCATGAGACGATGCTGGTGGCGTCCCAGTCGATCTCCCAATGGCCGCATTCCTCGGTGCCGAATTCATGGTCGAAGCTGTCGTCGATCCATTGCACCTCGACGTCCAAGGTCACCGCGTAAACCTCGCCGGCCAGGGTCACCTCGATCTCTACTTCCCTCACTTGGCGGCCCTCCACTTGTTGCGTGCCAGCAGGCCGGCCCAACGCTCCCGGTCGGCCTTGGTCATGCGTTTGATCAGCGCAAGTTCAAGGGGTGTCAGTAGCTTCAGACCGGGCGTCGCCCTTGCCTCTACCGGGGTGCGTGCGGCCTTCATCGGTCGCCCTCCCGGTCGCGGATGCCGAAGGTGTCGTTGCGTACCAGCTTGAACTGGTCAGTCGTCATGTGCCGGATCACGCCGTCGTCGTCCAGCACCACCGCGAAGACGTCGTTGGAGAAGCTCCCGCCGTCGCGGACGTAGATCAGCATCCCATAGCCGAGCGGAGTCTCGACCAGGATGGGGTTGCGGAATTCGTGGATCATGGGATGATCCTTGCGTCCGGGGTGATGGCCTGGCCGGCCGTGATGGCGTCGGTCAGACGATCCACCTCGGCCTTGAGGCGGGCGTTTTCCTTCCGCAGGTCGTCCAGTTCGACGTACATGCAACCGAGCATGTCTGCGTCGGAAGACTTTTCGGCGTCGATGGCGGCTTGGATGATCGCCACCTTGGCTACCTTCAGCACCTCGGTGGTGAGGGCGGCCTTGAAGGCGTCGCGTTGATCGGTTACCCGGCCAAGCTCCAAGCGGAGGGTGATGGTCGGATCGTGGGGTTGTTCGTTACTCATGGTTGGGTGTGTTGGGTGGGAGAATGATGGCGTCCTCGACGGACTTCAGTTCGTTGGCGACCTGCTTCATGGATTCCAATTGCTTCCGGCCCTTATCGACTAGCTCGACTAGCTCGGACACGGACATCTCATGCTGGTCCTTCTTATTCCGGTTGCCTAGGTGGATCGCGGCGGCGATCGCCGACAGTCCATGTCCGGATGCCTCCAGCGTCCACCGGGCGGCTTGGAACCGGACCTGGGGAGGTGCGGCCGGATCGGTGAGCAGGGACTGCATGACCTGCCATGCCATGGTGGCACCGCCGGTCTTGATGTCCATGTCTCGCTTCAGCTCGATCGCCTCGCGGACCTTATGCGAAGACAACTGGGAGTTGCCGTCGGCGAAGCCGGCCGTCTTGCCGGCCTGCACGGCGTTGCCGCCGTTGGCGACGTAGGCCGCGACGAAGGCTTCCTGCTGTTGAGTCAGCACCGGATCGACGTCGTGGCGGATGACCAGTCCGCCCTTCCATTGGTCTTTATCGTTTTGCTTTGGCATCTTGTTTGGTCTGTTTCCAGTTAAATCCGTTTTCAATGCACCACCGGTGGACATTGACATGAGGCACGCCCAGCATGAAGGCGACGTCGCCCTGGGTCTTGCCTTCAGCGGCAGCCCGGACAATCACATCCTCCCACGTTGATTTGTCGTACTTGCGACACTTGCGGGAGCGGACCTTCTTGAATCCGATCCCGAGGATCTCGGCCCAGTTCTTGATGGTGGTGACGGAGAAGCCAAGCTTCCGGGCGACCGCCGGCATGCACAGGCCAGACTCCGCCAGCCGGCGCAAGTCCGCCCTGTATTCGCAGATGCGGGCGGCCCGCGATGCGAACATAAGCCTGCCCCGGAAGGACACGGCTCCTCGGTTCTGGAATCGCAGGATCGGGGCTTCCTTGTTGGTGATTAGTTCGCTCATCGGACATTGATATTGATTAGGTTGGCCTTCATGAATTTGCGGTCTGGCACCTTCTGGATGTTGTATCCATAGGAACCGAAGCCCGACATGCCAAGGTTGAAGGCAAGCCAAGTCTCGCCGGCGTCGGCGGGGCGGCCTAGTCGCCTCGACACCCTTGACCGGAGGTAGGCCAGCCATGTGCGGGCGTACTGGCGTGCGATCACCGGATCAGACGCAAGCCTGTATGGGTAGGTGGGAAGGCCGGCCTGCCGGCGGATGTCGGAACAGTCCAGCCAAGCGGCGTGCCAGAATTGGAATGGTCCTCTGGCCCGGCCGGTGTCACCCCGGGGGGTGTCGGCTCCGCGTCCGGAGGATTCGACCTGCTCGACTGCGTCCACCCATTTCTCTGGGACAGGAGCGATCGATGCGGCGATGAAGGCTAGGGTTGAAAGCATATCGGTGGGTTGGGACACCGAAGCTGACCGCCTACTTACGCTTGGCAATCTTCTTTTTTTCAACGGCTTTCTTTTTCCTGGCCCGGCCGGTTCCCGATATGGGAAGCCCGCCGGCGTCGCCGTACTTCTTGATGCCATTCTCGACGATCATTCGGCAACGCTCCCACAGGCTGACGTTGTCGCGGCCGTCGTCGGCCATGCGGATGATGGGGCGGTTGCTCATGGTTTACGGATTACTGTACGGCTATCCTTATCATATTCAAACTCTTCCCAATCGGCCGGGTCGTAGGCACCGGAGTTGATCTCGGCACCGACCTCGTCGGAAGCGATCGGTCCGTTGGGCAGGTCCAACCACTTCTTGTCCTTGCCGCCCTTGGCCGCCGCGGCGACGAGTATCTTCTGGAGGAGCATGTCGTCCACAAGGTGGGCGAATTCCCCCGGGCCGATGGATCGCAGGATGACCGGAAGCTCCCCACGCCGGCGGTACAGGCCGCTCTTGGCGTTCTTGCCTTCGATGCTGTAGGGATGGCCGGCCCTCGACGCGAGGGTGACGGCGGCGACCAGCCATGCCTGCCGCTCTAGGAAGTTGACGTCGTTGAACTTGTCCCTGTCGGTGACGTCCGTGAGGGTGCCGATCTCCGTACGCAATAGCGTACGCTCGGTGTCGAGCATCTCCGGGTTGTTGGCCTTGATGATCGCGGCCTTCCACAGGTGCTTACGCTTCGGCACCAGACCCATGCCCTTCATGCGACGCTCGTAGTCGGACGCATGCCAGACGCCGATGGCACCGCGGAAGGCACCCAGCAGGGCCGACGATCCGCGGACCTGGGACGCCATCTGCTCGGCGTTCCGGATCGGCTCGTCGCCTTGCTTCTTGATGTGGTGGATGACGATCAAGGCGGCACCAAGCTCGCCGCCTACTTGGCTGGCGACGCGGATGAATTCATTGATCACAGTCGCGCTGTTCTCTTCGCCGTGAAGCACGCTGTTGAGGGTGTCGATCACCACCAGTTGGAGGTTGGGAATCTGACGGAGCAGGGCGAAGAATTCCAGCCACTTGCGGGATGGTCTGGACTCCTGGGTCTTCGGGTCTTTCTCGACGAGGGCGAACGCACCGCCGGAGTTGATCGACGGCAGGATGATCAGATCGTCGCCGGCCTCGCGGCGTCGGCTTCCGTCCGCGTCCATGTCGGCGAGGCGGATGTGCAGTTCGTCCTTGTCGTCTTCCGTGGTGAGGATGACCACGGCTCCCTTACGCATGACCGGCATGCCGCACCATGTGTCGCCTTCCCGGCGGGCCGTGATCTTGAGGGCTAGGTCCAGCACCATGAAGGTCTTGCCGGCACCGCCCTCGGCGACGAGCAGCTGGTGCTTGGCGGCCTGTAGCCAATTCTGGACGAGGAACTGACGCTCCGGTCGAGGGGCTAGGCTCCACCGGTGGGCGGCCCATACGGCCAAGCCCTTGCCCTCGTCGAGGATCGGCTTCTCCGGCTCCGGCATGGGGCCGTTGTTGTGGATGTCGTTGCGGAGCAGGCCCAGCCACTCGGTGTCGAACCTAGCTTCCGGCCAAGGCGGGGACATGTGGGCCTGCATCCATCCATAGGTGGCAAGCCTGGCCGCATCGAGGGTCATCTTGCCGATGCGTGCGGTGTGGATGTAATGGCCGGCCACGCCGTTGAACGCGGACCACCGGGTGGTACCTTCGCCGCCGGCGTTGACGTTCTCGGTCAGCATATCGACGGCCGGGGTATGCGTCTTCGGCATGAGCGGATCGGCCGGCACTTCCTTGATCGCCCACTCCGACTCCGGCATGATTTCAGACAAGGCACAAGGGGTGGTGACGAACGCCGCAGGATCGTGACGCTCGATGACGACCAGACGCTTCACCCCGGACTTGCCGTGGATGGAGCCGGCGACGCGGATCGGTTGGTGGGCGCGACCATAGGGGTTACCATCGACGCCAAGCCCGAACTGGATGTCGGCTCCCGCCTTGCGGGCGATGTAGTCTCGGACGGCCACGACCTTGGGTACGTCCAGCCCGGCGACCTGCCAGTAGGCGTGCCGCTTGGCCTTGCCTTCATCGGTCATGCCCCCGGACAGCACGACCATGGCGGCTTGGCCGAAGTGCTGCTCGACGAAGGCCAGCTTGGCGTCGGTGTCGCCGGTGTCGAAGTCGGCACAGACTGTGCGGAAGACGTCGCAGTTCTCGGCGGTACCGCGATCGTCCTTCAAGGTGCAAGGCACGATGAAGGTGGCGACGTCGTGCTGTCCCCACCGGGTGGCGTGGAAGATGACGGCGGAGACGAATCGTTCCCAGCCCATCCGCTCCGGCTCTAGGAAGATGTCCTCGCGGAAGACGCCCTCGCGGGACGTGCCTTTCTCGCCGATGCCACGGAGGCAGACGTAGCCCTTGGCCTCGCGGCCGAACAGCAGTTCGACGTGGCTGGCTACGGCTTCGTTATCAATCGGAATCATGTCGCTCATGTTGGGTCTGTTATTCCTGGGCGTTGGGCGGCCTAGGTCAATTCCACAATCTCGCCCTTTGCCTTCAGCCCGGCGGCGATCCATGTGGCGGTCATGTCGTCGAGCTGACGCATGTCCTCCGGGGGTACCACGAACGACAGCCGGCCGGCGCCCCGGAAGTGCTGGAGTCGGTCCGGTCTGATGACCTCGGATCGCTCCGCCCAGCCCATGAAGGTGACGGCCCGGTCGTTGTACTCGACCCGCATGAGGACGTAGATGTCCACCAATTCCTTGGTGGTGATCTGTCCGTTGATCTCGTACGACGGCACCAGCAGGTGGGGGTTGACGTGGTGGCTGGACTTGACCTCCACGGACTGGCCGTTGGCGGCCATGAAGTCAACGGTCCCGGATCGCGGGGAGACAGTATCATCCCGCTCCATGCTGAACAGCTTGGAGAAGGCGATCTCACCCAGCAGGCCGACCAAGTCCATGACCTTGCCGGATTGCTTGCCGACGTGCTGGTCTGGTACGCCGGCGGCCCGGCTGGACTCATGCCTGGCGAGGCTTTCGGCCTCGGCCTGGGTCATGGTGATCTCGTCCAGTTTGATGCGGAGTCTCACAGGGGGTAAATGAAGATGGGCGTCTGTTCGCCGACGTGGCTACCGGTCACGTTGAAAGACATGTGTTCGATGGCGTCCTCTTCGGACATGCCGTCGGCCATCAGCACGCGGACGCAGATGTCATGGTCGTAGACGACCCGGACAGGCGACTCCTCGGTCAGCCCGATGATCGCGGCGTCGAAGCCGTCCGCCGTGAGCGTCGCTTCGTCAAGCCAATCGAGCCGGTCGGTGAGGGTCTTGCGGTTTTCTTTAGCCATCTTCTTGAGATGACTCTTCTCGGTTTTATGGATACGCATGTTGGGAAATTACCAAGCCCATCCTTTGGGCTGTTCGACCGGGGCGACGACCTGTTCGACGACGCCGTGGCAACGCTTCTTGTAGTCGCACCACTTGCACTTGAAGTCATCGACGCCTCGACCGATGCGGCCAAGCTGATCCGGGTTGTCGGTCTTCACGATGCGGACGGCGCGGTCGATGTATGTCTGGGCGTCGCGTGCGTTGAAGGGTACGATCTCGACGTACATCTCGCCGGTGTCGCGGTTGATGGCCGTGAACAGGCACGACAGAAGATCCTTGTACGCCATGTAGATCTGGACCTGGGCGTAGTACACAGGCTTGGAATCCTTCAGACCCTTCTTCTCGACGTCACTCCAGCTCTTGTCGCCGAGGGCTTTGCTTTCCCACAGGCATGGGTAGAACATGCCGGCCAGAGCAGGTCCGTCTTGGATGATGCCGTCGAGATGTCCCTTGAACTTGTCGCCGGCGTCGGAGATTCCGAACTGCTTGCCGTCGGGCTGGTGGGTGACTAGGTCGAAGCCGGCCAGCTTGAGATACTCGGCGACACGCTCTTCGCCGTCATGCCCCATGTCGAAGATCCGGAGGGTGTTGGCCTTGAATTCGGCACCTTCGTCCTTGGGCGTCATGTGGAATTCGTACGCCAGACGACGCTCGCATTCGTCGCCGATGCGTGACGCTCCGAGGTACTGGCGTGCGACCTGTTCGCCTCGCTTCTTCTTGATGCCTGCGTCGATCTGGGCTTTCACGCCCTCGGCGATCTCGCATGGTTTGGATTCTGGTTTGAACATGTTGTTGGGATTAAATCGAAAGTACTTTGGCTTTAATAAAACGCTCGCGCCACTTCCATGTCAAAGCACAGGTCGCCCGGTACTTGGTCATGCCGGCGGCGGAGAATACATCAAGCCCAAGCTGGATAAGCTGCTTGTCGGACGGAGGTTCGGTCAGCCAACGCTTGCTCTTCCGGGCGGCGTCCTTGTCGCCATGTTCGCGGAGGTAGTCGTCGGCCGAGGCTACGGCCTGGAGCCGGTCGTCGGTCACGGAGATGAGGGTGGCACCGGTCTGGCCGTCGCGTCCGCCGATAGCGTACTGCTTGCCGTCGTGCTGGAGTACGCATGCCCATGCGGTCATGGCCGAGGCGATCGTCACCATGCCGTCCCAGAAAGACTCCCACCGGAAGGGGGACATCTCAAGGATCTCCACCTCGGTGAGGGTGAAATTGATTAGGTCGCCACGTTCCTCGGCTTCCTTCTGGCGACGCTCGACGCCGTCGAAGATATGCTCGCATGCCGGGCATACGGCCACCCCTAGGGGTACCTCCATCTTGCATGATGGGCATACCTTGGTCCTGGCGGTACCCTTGACAGGCTCCAGCACGACGTCCGTATCCAGTCCGCCGTGGGTTAGGATCGAGTATCCGAAGTCTAGGACGACGCAGTCTGACTTGATGGCTCCGGGGTGTTTCTCCGGGTCCACCTTGCGAAGGCCACGGCCGATCATCTGGATCATGGTGGACTTGAATGAGCAGGGGCGGAGGAGCAGGACGCACGACACAGTCTGGCAATCGTAGCCCTCGGTCAGTACGGCCACGTTGACCAGCACCTGGGTGCGGTCCTTCTCAAAGTCGATGAGGGCGCGACGTCGGTCGCCGTCGGACAGGTTGCCGTGGACGATGTCGGCCTTGATGCCGGCGTCGCAGAAGGCTTGGGTCACATGCTCCGCATGCTCGACTGTGGAGCAGAAGGCGATGGTCTTCCGGGTGCCGGCCTTGTCACGCCACTCGGCGATCACCCGCTCGGTGACGGCTGACTTGTCCATGATCGCTTCGACCTCTGCCATGTCGAAGTCGGCCACGGTTCTTTTGACGCCGGCCAGTTCGGACCGCAGTCCGCAGTCGATGACGAAGACGCGAGGGCGTACTAGATTGCCGGCCTCGATCAGCTCTTTGATGGAGATGACGTCGGCGACGTTGGAGAATACTGCGGCGAGGGCTTTCTTGTCGGCACGCTGGGGGGTGGCGGTTACGCCGAACACCCGGAGCTGTGGGTTAAGCTCCTTGGCCCGGTCGATCACCCGGAGGTAGGAGTCTGCGGCGACGTGGTGGGCCTCGTCGATGACGAGCAGGTCCACAGGTGGCATGGTCGCAAGGTTCTCTTCCCTTGCTAGGGTCTGGACCATCGCGAAGGTGACGCCTTCGGACCAACGCTTGCGGTCGGCGGCGTAGATATCGGTCGGAGACTCGGCGTCGATCCGCCGGAATGTCGCCCGGTTCTGGGCGACCAGTTCGTCTCGATGCTGGAGGACGATGGTCTTGCCCTTGCCGAAAGCCTTGATGGCGGCTGACAGCATGACAGTCTTGCCGGCGCCAGTAGGGGCGACGCCGAGCGTGTTGCCCTTTTCTTTGAGGGCGTAGTTAACCTTGTGAACGAAGTCCACCTGCCTGGGTCGGAGCTTCATCGGGAAAGAAAACCGACCGAGAGAAACCATCGTCGAGAGGGCCGATCGGTCGAAAGGGAAGACTCCCTCGTACCTTTCGGCAGAGGAGGGAGCCGTTGTAGTTTCCCGCTAGAGCGGAAAGAGGGGGGCGGCGGGAGAGGCAAACCCAACATCTGCGTCACCGCTGCGAGCGTAGACGTAAGTGTCCGGACCGACGGCCGGGTTGTCGTCCCACTCTCACCCTGTGTTTTAAAGAGCAAAAGGACAAACGTCCCTTGATAAGATGCTGACATGTTATTCAGATTTGTCAGCAACTTAATCAAGGGACGCCTGGATGGGATCCGATTAGAACGGATTGGACGAAGACGGAGTCTTCACCCAACCCGGAGCGGCGGACGGAGCCGGCGCGGAGAAGGCCGCAGAGCGAGCCTGTTCGACGACGCCGGACTGGCCGGCGATCAGCTTCTGGAAGTCGCGGTAGCCGCCGGAAGCGGGGTTGGGCGACAGCCATTCGCCGACCTTGTTCTTGTCGGCGTAGGCCGGGTCGGTGTTCTTCTCGACCTTGACCTTGATGGCGACACGCTGGCCGTCCATGAAGTTCATGATCATGAGAGTATCCTTGCCGGTGAACGCCTCGTAGGACTTGGGGTCGGAGGGCTTGAAGTGACCGCTGGACTCGAAGATGCGGGTGATGGACGTGATGCCCATCTTGCGCCACTTCTCGCCGTTGCGATCGTCCTGCACGTCGGGGATCATGTCGAAGACCTTGCGGCCTTCGTACTCACCGCCGATGATCGTGAGCGTCACCGGGTAGTAGGTGCCGCCGCTGGTCTTCGACTGCTTGGCACCGCCGACGGTGACCAACGCCCACGCGATGGTGCCGTTGGGGATGAGTTCCGGGGCCGAACCGGCGCCGGAGGTGGGGGAGAACATGCTCATATCTGTGTATTACTTGGTGTTGTTATTGGGGGTGGAAGGGGCGGGGATGGTGCGGACGAGGTTGGTGTCCACACGCTTGCCGGAACGGATCTTCTTGATGAGCGCACCGAGATCGGGAGCTTCAAGAATGTCGAGGCGACCGGAGCGGTCCTTGGCGGGATAGCCCCACGGATTCTGCTGCTGGCAGCAGAAGGCACGGTACATCGAGCCGTCCTCGTTCTTGAAGTTCTGGAGGGTGATCACCTGGTCGAAGATACCCGGCAGTTCGCGGCCGGTCTTGGAGCCTTCGATCTGGGGATTCCAAGACACACGCTTGAGGTCGTCGATCTCTTGGTCGAGGATGCCCGACAGGATGATGGACTTGTTGCTGTGCTGTAGGTGGGTCAGCCAGCGGATCATCTCCTGGCCGAGCAGACCATAAGCACCGCGAGTGTCCGGCTTGCCGTCACGGTTAAACGTCTCCGGCTGGACCTTGGCCCACTTGAAGCACTCACGACCGGCGACCGTGATGGAGTCGATGAAGATCGTGTCGTACTTGGCGAGGTCGATGTTGGCGAAGGCGGCCGAGACAGCCTCATGCACCGGCTTGGAGTACGGACCGGTAGCGTCGCTGGGATCGTGGCCGCCGACGTACAGGGCGAGGGCGCGGGCGATTTCCCACGGATACTTTCCGAAGGTCTGGGCGACATCGCGGACGTCGATGACGTCTGCCGGCCAGTCTTGGATCGCGAGGGTGCCGGCTTCCAAGTCCACGAAGAGGGTGGTCTTCGGGTCGAGGGTGCGGGCCTGCGTGGTCTTGCCCACGCCGGCGGGGCCGAACAGGGCGATGTTGATCTTGGGAACCGCCTTCAAGCGGTCGTCTGCTTTGATGATTTTGATCATGGTGTTGGGGGAGATTAGGAAACGAAGGTGAACTTGGGTTCGCTGTACTTGACGGTGCGGGCGTCGAGGAGCTTATCCTTGAGGTTGTTGTCGGTGACAGTCTGGAACGTCTTCTCCGGCACGGAGAATTCGATCTTGAACATACGCTGGACCTGGTCGTAAGGCAGGGACCGGGCGACGGTTTCCAGCTTGGTGCTGTCCCACTTGACGGTAGCGCGAACCTCGGACGTGAGCTTGACGCCCTCGGACTCAAAGGTGTGCTGGCCGTGGGTCTTGCCTTCGTCTTCCAAGGCGGACTTGATCACGTCGGCGAACCGGGTGGTCAGTTCCGACTGGATGTCGGCGAGTCGAGCCTTGGCGGCATCGACGATGTTGTTCTGGATGGAGGCGGCGTCGCGGAGTTCCGCGACGTCCATCTCCGTGAGAGCCTTAACGGCTGCTGCGGACTTTTTGTTTTTCATCGGTGTTGGGGGAAAGCTTCTTCTCGGCGTTGGGTGCGGAGTTAAGCAGGAAAGAGTTAAGATCAAGGACACGTCCGTCCTTCTTGGCAAGGTCCATAAGTTGGACGATGCGGTGGGCCGGGAGGCTGTCTCGTTCCGACCACTTCTCGATGGTCTTGATCGAGAGGGCGTAGCCGGCGGCATTGAGTTTGCGCCAGAGATTGATGCGACCGCCGAAGTAGGCGACCAGCTTTTTAATGTCGAGTTTGATGTCCACGGTGTTGGGTCCGATGGATAGGGTTGTGCCTACTGGGTGTAGGGTCGTCAATCACGACTTTGTTTTTACTATGCTTTTTCTGGTACCCTACTTTTTGACCCTAAACATGCGGATCAGCAGGGCCAACGTGATGAGTGCGAGGCACACGCTGAATACCGCCGTCGCTCTCTCCGTATCTTCAAACGCAGATCGCGCCGTGTTGAGTTGGTTCTCTACTCGCGCGCTGTCACTCTTGATTGAATCCTCGGTGACGATGATAGCCATCGCTCCCGGATCTGTAAGTGCAAGTCGGATATCCTCCATGATCATCCACAACCGCACACACACGGCGTCGGCGATGAACAGCGTGCCGACGAGGGCAACCTCCAGCGTGGGCATGCCCTTACTTTTTCCTTTTACCACGGCTGCCTCCCTTCTTGACCTTGGCAACCTCCGCCTCCCCTTTCGCCTTAACCCAGGCGATGGCGTAGTCCACGATGTGAGTAGCGGCGGCGCCGGCTACGCCGATGCATGCGGTCTTCAGACCCTGCGACATGGCGACTTCCTGTAGACCCTGGCCGACCAGCCAGGCGACGATGCCGGCGGCCAGGACGTGGCGGGCTGCCTTGCCGACTGTCATCTCGGCGTCGTTGGAAAGGAGGATCTTCGCCACCATGCCGGCCATACCGATGAGGGCTGCCGTGAAGCCACCTTGCTTGAGGTGCGTGAGCAGGTCAGCACCGGACTGGGCTTCGTCGGGCGGCTTCATTTACGTCGATAGCCCATGTTCCACAGGGCGTTGGCTACGATGGTCGCGGTTGTAGCCACATTCTTTTCAGCCATCCATGGACAGGCGACGTGGAGAAATTCGTGTACCGCGCTGTCCATCATTTCAGACTCCGGCTGGCGCGGATCCAGGGTTACTTCGCCGGTCGTCTTGTCGGCCTGGCCGAAGTCCGTGGAGTTGGTGTTGGTGGGCGGATGTTCGCCCAGCTCCTTAAACACCACCTTGATCTTTGGGCGTGTCTTCATTGGCTTTGTCGCGGACGTAATCCCACAGCAGGTAGAGCAGGAGTACGCAGCCTGCGGCCAGCGTACATCCGGCGATATAATTAAAGTACGGACTATCCACCACGAAGGGGAATGCTCCGATGGCCGCCCCGCACAGGAGCAATGGGATGCCAGTACGCGGACCTACTAGGGCAGTCACCACCCCGCCGATAACTGCGAGGGCTGCTCCGGCCATGGTCCACACGTCTTTTTTCCCTTGCTCAATCTTCTCCGTCAGCTCGGCGATCTTCTTGTCCTTTAGGTCGGAGACTCTCTTCGCCTCGGCTTGGTCTGCCTCAAGACGCTCCCATGCCTTGTTGACCGCCGTCGCCAACTGGCGACCGAAGGCCATCTGCTTGGAGTAGTCGATTTCACTACCCTTGGTCGCGCGCGCCAGGGCGAACTGGACGTCCTTCTCCGGGGGCGGAGGTAGGTAGGACTGGGCTAGGCGAGATTCAGCCACCACGACCTTCGGCTTGTCGGCATTACGCTCAATGGCGACCAGGGCCGCACCGACACGATGGTCGGCCTTGTCCAGGTCGCTGCCTAGATCCTTGACCGCAGACTCCTTTGTCGGTGCCGGCGGCTGGACAGGGATTACTTCGGGCTTGGATGAGCATCCTGCCAGCGCAACCAGTACGACTGGCAGGAGACGCCACATCACTCCTTATCGGACTTGAAGATTTCGGCGATTTCCTTGGCCTTGGCGACCTTGGATGAGTTGGCGTTCTTGACGCCGGCGGCGAAGCCGCAGGCCAGACCGATAGCGAGACAGATTAGGGCGAGGATCATACCCCTACCATCTTGTCTAGGCCCGGACTTTGGTCAACCGTTTCAGCCACCTGTACACCCGGCCTAGCTGCTCGGCGTTGGCCGAAGACTTGATGCGGTTAGCCAGGTAACAAACCACCACCACATTGCCCTTTATGTAACCTTTGGAGTTATCGACGCGGTCGATGGTGGGGGAGGTGTCGATTGGGGTGCCATTGATACCCCTCTTGAATTCAATGCCCAGGACAGGGCAATGGGTGCCTACCGGGATGTCGGCCGGCTTGAGGTTAAACTCCAGTCCGTACCGCCTTGCCCTCTGCTTTGCCAAACAGAGAAGGTATCTCGCCGGATTGTCCGTCCGGTATTGCTTTATCCAAGCCGCCTTATCGGCGCCGCTACGGATGGGCGTTCAACGCCACTTGCCGCTCCGGAGGAGCAGGCCGATGACGCCGTAGTTCGCGAGATCGGACCAGGAATCGACGATAGGTTCGTTCGATGCGGCCGGCTCACCCTTCATCTCCTTTGTGAGGAGATTGCGGATGCGGCTGACCTTGTCCTGGGTGCGGACCATGACACCCAACTCGCCGTTCAGACTGATGTTGCTGCTTCCGTAGTCGCGCTGCTTATGGTCCATAAGCATGGCGAGGGGAAGAATGGCGCGGAGGTATTCGCGTCCCATTTCAGTCTGTAGGCCGAGATCAGCGTGGAGCTTATCGGCCAGGGCGTCGGTATCAATGTTGGGCATTGCGAGATCATCCTCCCACAACACCCAACATTCGTCAACTGATTCGTTACTTCTTGGGTTTAGTGGTGCCAGTCAGACCCTCAAGGATCGCGTCGCTGTAGTCTCGGTCGCGCATGAGGTAGTTAGCCCCGGCACCCACAACAGGGTTGAATGCCGAAGCGGCACCAACCACGGCCGGATTCAAGCCGGTCCGCTGGACTGACTTCAACGCGTTGTAGTTAGCACGATCGGAGTCACCACCCTTTTCAATGGCGGTAGACGCGGCGATGATAGCCTTCCCTGCGGCTTCCGGAATCGGACCCATAGGCACCTGCTTACGGATGACCATGCGGGACAGGTATTCAAACTTCTTGCCGAACATGCCGGCGTAGGAAGCTGCGTCCAGGAATTGGATTGCCGGATCCTTCTCCATCCACTCGTCTCCGGAGTCGGATGGGAACACGGAGGCAACCAAAGCCTTGGTGGCGATCGACGCGATAACGGTCATCGAACCTCCCGCCACCAATGGCATCAAGTACTTCACGCGATCCATCGCGTTGATCTGTTCGGTCGGCGTAGAACGCTTGAACGCACCGAGCGCGCTGTCGTACATACGATCCTTCACCAACTGCGAGTAGGCGTAGGAGTAGTTCATCAGCTGCATGAGCATCTTGCCGAAGATACTGTCAGATCCTTCGGTCTTCATCGAAGGGTCCGTACTGATAGCCATTCCGGTGCTGGTACGCTGGAGTGCCTGGCGGTACATTTTGGCTTCTCGGCTGTTGCCCATCACGGCTGCCTCATAGTCGGAGTCGCTCATCGCCTGTAGGGAGGTGACGAAGGCTACGAACGCAGCATGATCAGCGTCTGCCACGCCGGCTTCGCGGAGCATCGACTTTGCCGCAGCTTCTGCCGTCACATCGACTCCGGCCTTGGAGAACACTTCCTGTAGGAACGAGTTTCCGTTGAACGTGCGTGCGACGTTTGAGAGATGGCCCTTGGCGATAGCCATGGAGGCGGCAACCTTCGCGCGTTCGGACTGCTCCATGAAGTTGGCCTTCAGCACACGCTGGGTAAGCCACTTGGCGAGGGGGCTGCCGGATTCCTCCATGTCGGCATTGAAGTCCCAATGGCTGTCTGCGGCGATACGATCAAGTTCGACGTGGGTAAGGCCGAGAGTCTCCGCCAAAGCCATGTCCATGGACCTGGCGAATTCCTTTCGGTTCTTGTATTTCCTGCGGATGAAGTTTGAGTCGTTGACCGATCGCAGAAGCTCGCGGCCGAACTGGTGCCAAGTACGCACCACAGCCTCAAGCGCAAGAGCAGGGCTTCCGGTACGGATACCGTACGAAACAGGTTCAAGGAAGAGATTGTTGATGTAGCTCAACCCAAGGTAACCAGATACGACGACGAAGTTAGCCCAGTCCATGAACTTGGCTTCAAACCCTTCAAGCTTATTGGAGGTTACGTCGAGCGACTGGCGTGTCAGCTTGGCGATATGCTTGATCTCCTCTTCGGAGAATCCGTCTTTCTGTAGCTGCTCAAGCATCTTGCCGAACTTATCTCCCTTTTCACCGAACACGCGGGCAAGTTCGGATTTCTTTACGGCAGCGTGGACGTAGCGGATGACGGTCTTATCGATGTCGTCGTCCTGGAATTCGTCGGCAAGGGAAGCCTCTTCGTCCGTGAACATGCGAGGGTCAGCATGGTCCGGAGCGTTGGCCTGGTTGATGCCGTTGTCATTCAGAGTGACTTCGTCGAGACGACCGGTCTGCGCGCGCAACGCCCAAGACTCCGCCATGGACTGGTAGTGGGCTTCGTCCTTGGCGTCATGTGCAGCCTGCAAGGCGGCGATCTTCTCATCGGCGTCATCCCTGGCTTCCTGCTGGTACTCGGCGTCCGTCTTGATCTTACGACCATACTTCTTGTCCCTGGCCTTCTTGTCTGCGGCATTCTGATCGACGCCGGCGTTGATATCAGCGATGGCCTTGTCGAGCAGTCGCTGGTCGCGCTTCTTATACATCTCCTTGGCGACCTGGTAGAACTTCTGGATGTTCTCCTGGATCAGCTTACTGGACCAGATTCGCGGGAAGTATCCAGTTCCGGAATCGCCGATGTCGATGCCGGCTTCGCGCTGGTAATCCAGCAGCTCCTTCATCATCTGTCGGAATTCAAGGACTGCCTTGCCCTTCTCTCCAGGAGGTAGAGGGTCAAGGCCGATGACGGCACGACGGAATTCCTTGTCCCAAGCCTTACGCTGGGCTTCGGTCATGTTGGCGAATTCAGTACCGAATCGGTTGAGCATGTTGGCGTACTTGTTCGCGTACTGGGTGCGGATCTGCTTGATACGCTGCGGAATCGAATTGCGAACCGCTTCAGTCACAGGCTTGCCGTCCGGTCCGGTGGTAGTAATTTCGGCGTCCGCGTCCGGTCCGGATCGGGTGAAGATAAGGTTGGCAAGCTTACGCATGGCGGCGGAATCCTTTCGCTTGTTAGCGTATTCCCACAGCTTGTCGGCGCGGCTGTCCAGGAAGTGCTTGGCGATTGCTCCGGGGAATCGGACGATCGCCTTGGCGATCTGCCAGATATCCTTCATGTTCTGCTTGTTCATCTTGCCGGCCATGCTCTTCGCCCATGAGGCGAACTTCATGCCAGTCTTCGCAATCAGCTTGGCGATACGATAGCCCCAGGCCGCAAGTTCGTTAGGTCCGAACGAGAACGCCCTGGCGTTAGGCTTATCGTCCGGCCCTAGGGAATCCAATTCCCATGCGTCCAACGCATTCTTGATACGCTCACCGAGTGTAGCAGGATCGCCCTTTGCGGCTTCTTCCAGCTCGATGCGGACCTTGGCAGCTTCCCTTGATTCGCGCGGTTCTTGGGAAGTACTTTGCGCCTTTTCGCCGGCTTTATTTTCGGTGTTAGTTCCGACTTCCTTGGCGTAGTTCCTCCAAGACTCCTGCGAATCAAGCTTCTGCTTGAGTTTGTTCAGACCGTCGATGGCGGCCTGGAAGTCCAGGTTGCCAAGGGCGACATTGATACCCTTGACGGTGGCTTGCAGATCATTCTCCGCCGGCAGGGCGGCATGCTCTTCTGAAAACCGCTTCATCTTATCGGTGATTTCCTGCTTACGCTGTTCCCATGAAGGAACGCCAGGCTTTCCGCTGGCTACTTCCATGCCGTGCTGTTCCTTTTCCTTGGCCCAGAAATCAGCCTCCGTTGTGATGTTGTCTCCGATTAGGTTTTTCAAGGCGTTCTCCACCTTGTTTTTTACGCCATTGAAGCCGAAGCTAGGATCGTCTCCGGACTGGGCCAATCGTTGGTAAACCCGGTGAAGGATGTCACCAATATGCTCGATCGCGTAATTCGCGGCTCCGCCTTTGACGACCTTCTGTGCGTCCAGCATGGCAGACTCCGGCTTGTCGCGCTGCGCGCGAGCGACGGTATCAGCCCAACCCTTTACGGTCGCGTCAGATCCTGCTTCGGAAGCCTGTTGGCCGGCATCGGCTTTTGTTTCCGTATTCTCGGCAGGCTGGTTACGAAGTTCTTTCAGCTCCCTTTCGACCTGCTTTTCATTCTTTGATTCCCTGGATTTAATCTGCTCGCGCGTCTTTTCAGCCTGCTTCTCAAGTTCATTCATCAGCTCGGTATTGCCTTCAGACTTCGCCTTCTTGATGGCCTTGTTGAGCGACTTCAGCGTTTCGATCATCTTTTTCAGCTGGGTGTCTGCCGCTGAAATCTTTCTAGAGATTCGCTCCCTTTCCAGTCGGTCGATGGACTCCTTGAGTTCCGGCTTAAACTTTTCTTCGGCGCGGCTTTGTTTCTCTGATGCTGCTTGCTCGGCGCTTATTCCTCTCTTTGCCGCGTCTTCTGCGGCTGCGTAATCGAGTACAGGCAAGTTTGCACGAACTTCGGAGTGCGGCCTTGCATTATCACCGACGAACCGCATGAAGATAATGTCGGGCTTCGCGTTATTGAATCGCTCGTATGTCTCGGTGTCCCAATTTTCTGGAGCGAATTTCTCGTCGAAAGCAACTCTGGCAACAGCCTCAAAGCCACGTCTTGCGTAGGATTCCGGAAGAATAGTATCAAAGCACGAACAGAACTTAACCCTTCCGGTATCGATTGCGGCTTGGAAAAGAACCTGCACCGCTTCCGGCCGAGCGTCTGGTCTTGCAACTAGGCTGGTAGTTTCGCCTTCCGGAGAAATAGAACCTACGGCTTCTCCGTCGAAAGCGATGACCATCGTGTGGCCTTCATATTCATCTGCCGTCTTGGCCGTAACCTGGGCGCCGCGCGGGTTACCTGCCTGTAGTTTGCTTACTAGATCAGCAAACAGCTTACGGTTTTCCGGAGTATTTTCTAGAACCCGGATTCCCGGAGTGCTTGGATTGCTTCCTCCAAGTTCTCGTACTTTCCGCTCTCCACCAGATCCTGCGCCGCCATCGGACGCAGTTCCTCGCTGCTCTTGACCTTGTACCCGCTTTTCGTCGAGTTGTTTGAGCTGGTCGGCGTAGCCGGATTCTTCGAGGAGCTGTCTGTATTTGGGATCATCTGTAAATAGAGTGGCGAAATCCGGGGTCGATGCAATGTCATTATCATTAACAAGACCCTGGCTTACCACCTCCTGCACCGTCTTGCCTTCGGCGACAGCCTTCTCAAGGACAGTCTTGGCCCAAGACCAAACCGTTTCCTGTACCTGGTCCGGAGTCCAGGATTGGCCTGTCTCCATGGTTAGCTTTTCGGCTGCCCGGCGACAAAGCGACGTCATCGCAAGGTAACCCATGCCCTTGCCCGGGTCCGTGCCGGCAGCATTGATACCTCCGCCGAAGATGGCCTGGTCAACGTATGCCCAGTTAGCCATCCATGCGTCAGCCGTTACTGCGGTGAAGATGTGCCGCAGATTCATTGAGAAGCTGTTCACCTTCGGTCCGGAAATAGTAAGGTTTTCCGGTTCCGTAGAAGACAGCGCGCGGATTGAATTATTCTTCCAAGCGTCCAGCACCGAATCCTCGCCCTTATCGCCAATCACAGACTTGCCCATGATGCGAAGGATCGAAGCCTCGTCAGTAGGACGTCCTTCATTGACCCAAGTGCGCCACACGCGGAGCGTATTTTCAAGATTAGCCTCAACGCTTGTCTGCGGAGAAAGGGCTGCGAGCAGGGCTGCGAATCGGTGACGATCCTTGCCGAAGATAAGCTTAATTGCTTCGGCAGAACGCCAGTACCACTTCTTCTTCGCCTTGCCGGCTGCTGCCGCGGCGGCCGTCTGATCAACATTCGGCAGGGCTGCCGTAGCTTCGGCCAGGCCGGTGGCTGTGTTAGATTTGATTCGCGCACGCTCTTCCGGGGTAAGCCCGGAAAGCGCATCGTCAAAGTGACGACGAAGGGATGGGGATTCGATTTTTGCGCGAAGTGCGTCCATCTTTGCCTTTTCCTCCTTTGACATTTTTCCATCGTCTACGTCTCTTCCGGTGACGTCTCGCATCACATTGGTAGTTACTTCTGCTTCATTTCTACCGCCAAGGGCTACTGCTTTGTCCCAGATTGCGCGGGCGTTATCCTTGACGTACTGCGGAGCGTCGCCAAACGGATCGGTATCCATCCATTTCTTGAAAGCAGAATCGCTGGCAGCTTCCTTATTTTTAGCTTTCTTATCAAGATTTCGGAGTGCAAATACGCCTGCTTCACGGACGTAAGACGCTTCCACTTCGCGTGCCGTACTTGCTTCTGGCCTAGAGGCGGCCAGGTCGGCGTCGGCTTTTGAGATGACGTCTTTGTTAATGTTATTGGTAGTCTCGAAATAGTTCTTACCAAGCAGCTTCTTCGCCGTTTCATAGGCGGCATCGAAATAGATTTCAGAAGATTCGCCGAACATCTTCACGAATTCAGCCAAAGCTGCGGCCTTGTTTTTAAGGTTAGCTTTCTTACCAAGCTTTGCTGCGAACTTATATCCATAACCAACACCGATATTGATCCGTCCGCTCAAAGACTGGCCGCCCAAGGCGCCTCGACCAGCTCCGCTTCTGCCTTCTTCGATTTCCTTGCGTCCAAGCGCAATAGCTTCATCACCAGCCGCATCAAGTTTGTCCAGGATGCTCAACTGTTCCGGAGTGGCAGGAGTATCGTCGTAGTCGTACTGCTGGTCTGCGGCCATCGGGTCGATAGGCGCGACGTTCGGATCTACCGGAGTGTTAGGCTTTACTGCCGGCTGGCCGGAAAGGATGCGTTCAATCTTCTCCTTGTTCTGGGCGATGCGGTCATCCAGGTTCCTGGTCGAGCGACCTTCCTGGATAAGTTTCTCGCGGGCCTTCTCGTCGTTGATGATCTTGTTGTGTGCTACGTTGATAGCACTTCGCAGAAGCTGTCGAAGACCGGCGTAGCGGCGATCATTGCGAGGGTCGCTGGCGTTGACATTGCCGGAGGGGGCTACGGTCGGGGCGGGGGCGTTGGAACGCTCGCGGCCGGCGAGGGCGGCAGCTGCACCGCGTAGGCCGGTAACCAGGTCAGACTTCGGCTTCGGGGCAGGGGCGGTAGTAGTGGTGGCTGCCGGAGCTGCTCCAGCGTCAGCCTTGGCGACAGGGGCTGCGGCAGGGGCGTCAGCAGCTACGACCGGAGCAGCAGGGGCTGCGGCTGGAGCAGCGGCAGCGGGGGCAGCAGTAGCTACGACCGGTGCGGCAGGTGCGTCAGCAGCAGGAGCATCAGCCGGCGGTACGTCCGCGACAGGGGCAGCAGGCTTCGCAACCGGGGCAGGCTTTGCCGGCTTCGGGGCTTCAAGTTCGACGCTGTAGGGAAGACCATTCTTCCTTTCCCACTCGCGGATATACTTTCGTCGAAGCTTGGCCTGGCGACTGCCGGCACGACCGGAGTCTTCCATCTTCTTGAGTTGCGCGCGGGCGTCCTTGACGCCTTGCGGTTCATTATTTGATGCAGCCGATCCGTCGGTGCCGGCGGGAGGAGTAGTATCCGGAGCGGACGCTGTCGCGTTACCTTCGACGGCAGCGCGTGCGACTTCGTATTCTTCCGAGATACGTTCCTGTTCAGCCTCAAGCAACGCAATGCGTTCGCCATCGACGTCTCGCTGGCTTCGGTAAGCCTGGTCGAGCTGTCGATTAATCGCGTCTAGTTCTGCCTTCTTCTGTGCTAGATTCTCTTCCGGAGTCTTTTCCTTCTGGGGAGCGGGAAGTTCAGACCTGGGAGCGTTGCGATCCTTCAGATCCTTCAACGTACCTTCGGCGTCGGACAGGCTTTTCTCAAGACGCTGGACGCTGGCGCGGCCTTCAGCGTTCGGCCGGCCGGCCTTGGCGGCGGCGTCAACCTCGGCCTTCTTTCTGGTCAACTCTGCTTTGATGAAACGGATCTTCTCGTTAAGTTCATCAAACCTCTGCTCCAGTACGTTCTTCGGCTGGGCGTTGGCGGCCGGAGCTGCGGCAGGGGCGGCGGCAGGAGCGGCAGGGGCGGCAGGAGCGGCAGGTGCGGCAGGTGCGGCAGGGGCGGCAGGGGCGGGAGGGGCGTTCTTCTGCGCTTCGTTATAAGCAGCTGAAGCTTCCTCAAGCTGCTGGGTTAGCGAAGAGATATCTCCGTATGCTTTGCCTTGTTCGGCAAGAGCAGCAACGACCGCATTCGATGCGGCATTTAGTGCGGCCTGTTTTTCTTGGTTTTCCGGATCGTCATCCAATGCCGCCTTGGCAGCCTCAAAGTCAAAGTTTGCCTGGGCTTCGTTTGCCTGGGCTTTAGACAGTCGCTCATTGGCTGAATTCAGTTGCTCCTGGAGGGCGATGGTAGGATCGACGGTCGGAGCGGCAGGAGCGGCAGCTGGTGCGGCCGGAGCGGCAGCAGCAGCGGCGGCGGGAGCAGCCGGGGCGGCGGTAGCGGCGGCGGGGGCGGGAGGGACGACTTCGCCGGCAACATTGGTTGCAGGAGCGGCGGCGGCGCCACCGGCTGCTGGAGCCGGAGCAGCAGGCGGAGGCTGGGTCGCACCAGGGGCAGGAGCAACAGGGGCGGCAGGCTTGTTCCCACTAGCAGCCTTCCACCCAGCCTTAAAGACGCCACCACCAGCCTTCATGCCAACGTCGCTTGCGCCGCCGGCCAAGAAGCCACCAGTACCGGCGAAGGCTACGTCGGTCATGCTGAACGGCTTCTTCGATCCAGCGGCAATGCCAGCACCCTGTGACGCCGCGCTGACGACAGCTTCTTCGGCACCTTCTTTGGCAGCCTCGATGAGCAGAGGTACGCCATTCTTGATGACCCATTGAACGCCCTTATTCTTACCGATAGCCTTGATGCTTCCAGCGCCTGGGATCATGCTGAAGCCACCAGTCACCGCACCTTCGGCGCCGGCGGCTGCAAGGGCGATTTGCTTCGCGTCAGACAAAGCCTGGTTGAAAGCCTTCGGGTCTTTGTTGCGAAGGGCGATGACGGCTGCTTCGTCATCCGCGTCAACGCCCTGGGTCTGAAGCCATTCCTTGAAATTCTGCGATGCGTTGCCGACGTAGGCGTCTCGTCCGGCCATACCGCCTTGGGCGGCAATACCGCCACCATAAACCCAAGGAGCGGCTGCTCCGCCAGTCGCGTAGGTGACGCCGGCCTTGCCGACGTCGATGCCTGCACTCTTGAGGCTAGGCCATGCGGATTCCAAAGCCATGTTAATGGCGACTTCTGCGGAATTCGTTCCGTAGTCTCCCTTCAGTACGCGAGCAGCTCCGCCGATGTCTTGGGCGTTGGCTGCCTTCTGGAATCGCAGAACGTCTTCGGTTCGGCCGGCAATGCCAGCCATCGTCTTTTCCATCTCGTCCTTCTCCGCCTTTGCGAGCGGGATTTTTGCGCGGACTTCGACAAGTTCCTGCTTCAATTTTTCAAGCGCCTTCACGTCTTGATTCTTTACTGTTTGTCGGGCTGATTCCGGCGCACCAGGAGGCAGAGGGCCAGGAAGGTCGTAACCCATTGGCGTGAAGTTGGTAATTTTTTCAACCAGTTCAGACTCTCTGGATACCAGGTTGAAGAAGTTGTTCTCCGCCGCAGCCATGTCTTTGCCGTACCAGGACGACAAAGCGGAGTTGAACAGGCTTTCCCATTGTCCGACGACCGGAGCGTCCGCGTTAAGGGACTGGCCGAGTTGGCGTACACCACCGCCGACGCCTCGCATCTGCGGCTGGGGGAGCAACACGCCTGCCCCAGGGGCTGTCAGTTGAGGATCGTTCGGCGTCGCCAGTTTGAACGCATCGGCGACCGACGGAGCGGCGACGACCGGCGCCTGCGTCTCGACCTGGACTACAGGCTGCTGGGTTACGACAGGGGCAGGGACGTCGGCAGGCTTGTCCTGCTCCCAAAAGTTAACTTTCGGTTTGGTGTCTTGCTTGGGCTGTACTGGCTTGTCGTTTTCCCAGAAATTGCTCATTACTCCTTTGTACGGACGCTTCCATCTGGAGCAACATAAACAGTACCTGGAGCAAGCTTACCCCAAGCCTCTCGGCCGGCCGCATCGTCGGTAATCCTAGGGGTGTCGGCTGTTACGGCAGGCGCGGCGGCGGCCGCAGGAGCAGCCCCGGCAGCCGGAGCAATGACAGGGGCGGCGGGCGTACTAGTAGGGGCCGCACCGCTGGCTACGACATCGGCCAAGGCTTCGGGAACCGTAAATCCTTCAAAGCTGATCTTTCCGTTGTCGCTCTGTTTCAAGCCCCAGAAGACGTCCTTCTTGCCCTTAACCATGCTTCCGGTAATCTTATGGTCAGCCTCGGACTTCCTCATGGCCGCCATGACGTCCAGCTTGTCTCGCAGGATGTACTGCATGGCACGATCCGTGAGGGACTTCTTCTGGGCAGGATCTACCTGCTCCCATGCGTTTGCCGTTCCAAGGTTCTCGGCGAAGTCCTTGGCGTAGATATCCTCGATCCCCTTGCGTACGGTCAGTTGCTTCGCCTGGTCGTTGAGGTTGGCGCGGGCAGCTTCTGCGTCGGCCTTCAACTTGTCCGTGTTAGTCAGACCCTGTAGGCGAGCAATCTGTGCGTTCGTAAGCCTGGTGCGTTCTTCGCCAGTAAGGTTAGTAAGGGCGATTCTGGCTTCGCTTTCAGCGGTAGCGTTATTAGCCGCATTCTCAATGGCGCCGACCTTTGCTTCGGTAAGATACTCAACAGCAACACCCTTCGACTTGAGCAGGGCAATCTGGGCGTCCGTAAGGCGACCCAAATTGGTTTCCCTCGTCCCCATCAGTTTGATCTTGGCTTCAGACTCCGCCTTATCCGTTTTGATTCGACCCAGGTCAACCTTGCCGGCAGGAGTCGTGTCGATGATCTTGAACTTGCCGTCTTCTCCAAGCTGGGTGATGACGCCACCGCTAGTGGTGACGCCGGCAGCCAGGGCAGGGGCAAAGGTCATATTGAGGGTGCCGTCCGGGTTGGTGGTAAGACGGCGGACCATTTCGCCCTTGGTGTAATCATCGTAGGCGTTTGCCTGTCCAAGGAGCGGAAGGGCTACCTTGGTGTCGCCCTTGATGAGGGCTTCACGACCGCGAAACTCATTGATGCCCCTACCGAAGGAAGCCAGCGAGTTGTCTCGCGTAGCGCGCGCGGCGGCAATCTCTGCCGGGGAATAGCCGGCGGCAGCAAGGTATGCGTCGCTCAAGGCGTTGTTCTGGTCTTCGACGCCGGCGGCCTTTGCGTTGTTGTAACGAGTGGTGGCAAGCACGGACGCACCCTGGGCTTCAGCCTTCGGGTCGAACATTCCAGCGATGCTGTTAAGTCCTTTGCCCCACAGAGGGTCGCCTTGAACATTTACGGTATCAGCCATGTTTAGTTAATTTTGTAAGGTACTTTTAGTGCCTCCGACCAGGGAGTGCCAAAGAGATTGGCTTGAGGAGTGCCGGAAAGGAGATGTCCGAAACGAAGATCGAACAGACTCTTCTGGACAGGCAGCTTGCCTACTTCTGGGAATAGGTTGGCAGGAAGATTGGCAGGGGTGGACGTAATAGCGGGAGTGATTGCTCCGGCAGGATTGGTCGTGATGGCGGTGCCGGCGGCGACGCCGCTACCGGCCGTATCTGCGGCCTTCCACCAGTCAGCACCAGCACCCATACCAACGATGGTTCCAGCGGTAGACAGGGCAGTACCAAGGGTCTTTAGACTGTCGCCCTTCTTGGATGCGTATTCAAGTTCAACAGGCAGTACGCCAGCAGAACCTCGCATGAAGTTACCAGTCGTGTTGAGTTGCTGACCGGCGCGGATGTTATTGATCGCGTTCTGGAACGTGACGTCGTTGAACGAAAGCATGTTAGCCTTGGCGGCACCCTGCTGACCGGCGTAGCCAAGGTTCTTGGCTGCCTGTAGGTCGCTTTCCGTAGCCATGACCTTGTTGCCAGCCGTGTCTCCGGCGAGGTTCTCTCCGGTCGCCTCGATGGGCTTTCGGACTTCAGCGGTCGCCGCAGCGGCATCGGCAGCTCGCGCTTCGGCTGCGGCCTTCATCCCGGCTTCTGTAGACGACTTGCCGGACTTGTTCAGCGACTCATCGACGACCTTGTTGGCTTCGTCCTGGAATCCCTTTTGGCGGATGCTTTCGGCAACACGCGCGCCTTCCATAGCCTTGGCTGCGCGACGCGCGCCGGCGGCCTGGGCGGCAGATCCTGCCGCCGTTAGAGATAGGGCGATGGCAACAGGATTACACATTAACGAAGGGGGACGTTGAGGTTTCGGAAGTCACCAGGACCGCCAACTTCTTCGTACTGACCAGGCTTGATGCCAAGCAACTCACCGACAGTAGGAGAACGACGGATAGGCTGCTCTAGGGGGATAGGAGCGTATTGCTTACGCATCATGTGCTGCGGGATGCTGTTGATGCTGTCGCTCATTACCGGACCATCAAACTCTTCCTTGCTGATAGGAACGATTTGCATTTCCTTGGGCGGACCAACCTGGCGGGTTACCTGTCCGGTACGAGGATCGAAAAGTTCAGAAATCTGCGAAGCGGTCGCACCAAATTTGTTGTAGCGAGGATCGTTCATACGCGGGTCGAATCCAGCCGGGGGAACAGACTGGAGGCCGGAAGATACGGTACCTTCGGTGATGGCTTCCTGGGGGTTAACCTGCTGACCGGGGATGATGCCGGCGGCTTGCGCGCCGGCAATGGCCTGTTGAATTTGTGGAGTACACATAAAAGTTATCGGCTTTGAACAACTCGGTTGTCTTTGTTAGATCCAAGACCGACGAATTCTCGGAACGGCTTCAGACCAGGACCGCCGGAGTAGTAGCCAGAATTCTGTGCAGCACCGAGCATGCCGGTGGTGTTTGCGAACAAGTTGGCGACTGGGTTGAAAGCCTGCTGTTGCTCCAGAATGCCGGCAGAGCGGAGGGCATTCTGGGCGGCCATCTCCGGATCGCTGGTCATGTTGACCTGCTGGATGAGGGCGTTGCGCTGGTCTTCGACGGCCTGGCGAGCCTTGGTGGCTTCAGTCGTCGCACCTTCGGCAAGACCCTGGCGAGCGAGGGCGTTGTCGCGCATCAGTACACCCTGCTGTCGGGCGGCTTCGCTGGACTGGTCAAGGCCGGTGCGGGCTAGGCTGAATGCCAACTGATCGCTGACCTGCTTATAGGCGTCATTGACCTGGGGGGCTGCGAAGTTCTTATAGGCGTCCTTACGACCCTGGTAGAAACTGTCGTCGAACTGGTTGAACTGTTCGTTGATCCGTCCAACGCCCTGCTTGATGCGGGCTTGACGCGCCTGCTCGTCAGCGCGCGCCTGGGCTGCACCGCCGTCACCGCCTCCTCCGCCGAAGCACATTAGGAGATGACCCTCCCGGTCTGTTGATTAGAAGTATTCACTTTGATAGGTCCGTTGGCGAATGCGCTGGGGTTGTTCTTGGCGATTGCCATGCCGACCATAGCGTTGCCCATAGGATTAGAAAGAGTGCCGATTTGAAACCTGGATGGGGTGGGCTGTTGAGCCTGCTTCTGGATGCCGGCATCTCCCCTGGGAGACATAAATGCGTTCGTGTACGATTCGTCACGGACGCGCTTACCCTCTTGGATCATATCTCCAAGCATCTTGAAGCCGCCTCCGCTGGTTACAGGGGTACACATCTTGCTAGGTCGATTGTGTCTCTGCCGGCGGCTTTGTCCAGCAATACAGATAGAACGCCTCGCCGGCCTTGCCGTAGTTAGAAACTTCACACTCCTTGGTCGCACCGAGCAGCTCCAGCCATCGGTGGGCTACGTCGTGACTGGCGATGCTCCGGCACTCAAGCCTATGCCACCCAATCTCGTCTAGGCATGGGAAGAATACCTTCTTGGCGAACCGATGTACGGATAGAGATATCTCGTCGAACCTGTCGGTTGCGAACATCCAAATCGACATGACGCCGTTCCACATCGGCATCGCCCCACAGCACACCACAGGTTCGCCGTCGTCGGCGTGGAGGACGAAGCCTCCCCCTCCGACTCGTAGGATGCTGTTGCCGAATTCCCACGGATTGTCCGACCATTGGGTGGCGTACACCTCCGCCTGGTCCTTCGCCCTCATGTTGTGAACCACATGCTGCACCCCTTCGGGATACAGTTCAGTCACTTTCATTGAAGTCGAAGTGGGTGATGAGGTTGGCAATCCGAGCGTAGCCGGCAGACTGGTTGACCATACGGACGCCGACGTGCGTCCCCATCCCGGTAGCCTGGATGCGGCCAAGGGTGAAGGTAGGCTGGCTGACCGTGGCGACTAGGTCGCGGGCGTCCGGGCTGATAGGATCCATACCGATTTCAACCGCCCACTCGCCTTCGCAGGTCATGTCCAGACCCATGAGGGTCTTCATGTGCGCGGGCTTGCCGCCGTCAAGGTAGGGCAGGATGACTTCGACTTCGTCGTCGTCATAGGAATTACCATCCAGTCCGCCGTAGACGTAGACGTACTGGCCTTCCTTGGCGTAGACCTTGCCGTCCTTGGTAGTGAAGTCCGTGAAGGTATGTCCAGGTTCGTAGGTGGACCAGGCGGCGACTTGGCTGCTAGGGAAGTACGAGTAGACGTAGATCTTGTCTCCGATGGCTACCCAGTAGCGTCCGTCGATAGGTTCGATGACCGCAGGGCATGAAGCCTTCTGGTCGAAAGTCATACCGCTGATTTCAGCCAAGATTAGGTTGTCGATTGGCGTACCGACATCGTTGACGACGGCGGCGTTAGAGCTGTCTCGCGCGCGAAGGGAGCGTACTCCGGAGTCGGACAGGTAGAATACGTCTAGATCACCGACAGACACGACGCTACGCGGACCAAACGCCCCGGTGTTGGACAACACCTGGCCTTGGCGGTTGTTGGCAGGGTCTGTATCAATGCTCCAGATTTGCACCGTGCGACGGCTGAAGGCCGCCAGGTTACCTTGGTACAGAGACACAGCCGTGATGACTTCATTGCCACCAGAGCTGTTGGACATGTTGATGAAGCCGGCGCCGACTCCGTCCTGTCCCCACTTCTTCGGGTTGTTTACTCCGGAGAAGAACAGGCTAGATCCGCTGCCGACGTGAGCCTTGGTCTTGTAGGTAAGTGCAGACGTAGGGATAGTGTCCGTCACGCGGGTAGCGCCGAAGTACACAGGATTGGAAGAATCCAAAGCCTTGGTGGCGATCAGCGTGACGCTCTTGTTCGACGTGAAGGTAGCACCGCCGCCGATACTGAATCTTACGCGCTTGCGGACGGCAGGGACGGCGTCAGCACCTCCGGTAAATGAAGAGTAGCCGGACGAACCGATGTTGCCGATGACCTTCAGTTCGACGACTCGTCCGTTCTGGTCAGCACCTGTGTTGACAGAAGTAAGCGTGATCTTGTCGTTGGCGTAGGACGCAGTATATTCCGGGGAGGAATTAAATGTGTTAATCTGGTCTACGATGTTGGTCATCGTGATGGAGTGAGAACCAGTCCACTTCATAGGAGAACCAAGAACATCGACGCCATCTACCAGGACTTGGCTGACGGCATTGGTGACTCCGCCGGCCATAGAAGCGAACTTCGCCGTCCACCGGCCGGCATTGAAACCGCTAGGAGCGATGGTGCTGACGTCAATCAGTTGGCTGATACCAGGCACCGAAGAAGGGTCGGCGGCAAACTCAATCTCGATGTCCTTGCCATTGTTGGCGGCGTGATCGTCGAAGTAAGTGCCGCTAGTGTTAGGCACGAACAGTTTGATGTATCCGATGGCCGGCTGTCTACGCGGATAGGCATACGATTCGATTGCAGCTCCGACAGGAGTATCAGCCAGTCCGTCTCTGTTTCGCTTGTAGTTGGTAAGGTAGTAAGTAATTCGGCTTACTAGTCCGGTGGAAGTGTTGGCGAAACCTGTGGCGTCAAATCCAGTCCAGCCTCCAGGTTCATCGATGCCTTCCTGCTCATCGAAGTAGATGTTCATAATCTTTGCGGCACCAAGCGCGCCGACATACTGAAGCGCGCGGGTGGCGGAAGCCGGAGTGCCAAGCGTACCAGACACGATGGAGAATCCACCAGAAGCCTTTGTTGCGGCTGTGCCGGCCTTAAATTCCGTAATCGTGGAAGTCGATACGGATACGCCTGCTTCAGTCGTGAACGAAGGCGTGAAGTCAACGTCAGCAGGGGCGATCAAATCGACCCAACTGTTTCCACCATAAAGAATGTTGGAGTTGTCAGAATCCCATCCAGTCGTGGTTAGTCCGTAACTGCCACCACGGATCTGCCAAGCCAAGGTAGCACAAAAGACATCCCAAGGATTAGAGGCACTAGCCATCCAGTCGCGCGTCTTTCCGACATAGAAGTCAGAAATAAACTCTCCGTCAAAGTATGGGATAACCTCTCCGGTACTCCACTTTGCCAGGACAAAGGTCTTACCTCCGTACAGGGTGCTGTAGACGATTCCTTCAAGGGTTGGGCGATCACCAGGGATAGACCAAAGGGTTACGCTTGGATGCTTGAGAAGCATAGCGTACACGCCATATTGATCGACAGGAAGTTCGTTACTTCCAGTATTGTGATTCCATCCGTCCGTGAAGGTATAGATCTTGTCAGCCGTAGCTTGTAGGCCGTGGAACGGCCTAGTGAATGTGACAGGGTTGACGTAGTTGATTGCCTCGAAAGTCTTACGCTTCTCAATTTCGCCCCCACGCGAGACGTGGGCGTTCTTCAGAGTCTGGAGCGTACCTGGGCGAGCCGTGAGGGGATGCCTCCGCGTGTCGAGGCCGGCTGAAAAGTTCTCGACGACGATATATGCCATAAATTAGACCCTGGTGCTGGGCAGGATACGCGCGCCGTTAAGGAAGCTTTGACCCTCAACAGGCAGACCGCCGCCCATCACGAAGACATCGTTCTTGATGCCGCTACCCTTGAGCTTGGTGAAAAGTTCGTTGGCCGCACTCATCTTGCCCTGGGCGTCGTCAGACTTCGCGCGGGCGAGCATCTCGGCAGCAGCGAACAGGACGATCAGATTGTCGTCCAGTAGGGCGACGTCGCCGTCGTTGACCATCTTCGGCAGCTTCTTGATCGCCTTGAAACGGACGACACACTCGTTGCTGGAAGGCGTCGGCCAGACTTCAAACTGGTTGCCTTCGTAGTGACGCCACCGGGTGGGCGGGTCTTCCTTGTCGCCGTCGGCGATGTCGGAAGAGTTGTACTGCTCCGTGCCGATGCCGTAGTCCAGTTTGCGCCAGCTATCCGAGTACTTGACGTGGGCTTCCGTAATCCTACCGAAGTCGATCTCTGGGTCGAAACCGTAGTACCGAGAGCCGTTTACCATTTGCTCGTCTCGCTCGATATACGCGAACGGCCAGTCGAACTTTTCCCACAGCCAGGATTGGGTGCGATTGAGGATCTGCTTCAACGCCGGCAGGGAGTTAACTCCCATTGCCACGTTGGTCGAAGCACCGATCTCTGCCCGCAGGGCATCGACCAGCGCGGAGAGCTGGGTGCCGCGAGCCATCGGTTACTTCTTCTTGGAGGTTTCTTCCGGCACTTCGACGCCGACTTCGGCGAGGGTGGAAGGAAGCTTGGAGGTGACACCGGGGAAGAACCGGCCGATCACGGCTTCGCCGTAATGCTTCTCCAGGCGAGCGCGTTCGACGCCCTGTTCGACAGAGGCGGTGCGGGACTTCTTGATGTTCACCACCGCGTCGTGGCCGTGAATGGCTTTGAGGACGGCGATTTCGGGAGCAGAGACTTCCTTGCGAACGGTGTTCTCAAGGGAGCCGGCGAGTCGGATTTCTACGTTGGCGTGTTCCATCCATACATCGTGCCACGGCTTGCCATTGTTGCAAGCAAAAGGGGGTGGCTACTTGCGTAACCACCCCCTGGGGGAGTCTATCGACTACCGATTAGTCGGTGATTTCGTAGACCGCGCAGCCGGTGAACTGCTTGCCAACGAGGCCGCCGGTCCAGGTCATGGCGCGGTACAGAACGTACTGGTCATGCGGGCGGGCGGGGTTGTGCTGCTTCTTGTCTTCGCCGTCCATCACCATGAGGTTGATGTTCGACTGGTCGATGAAGTAAGCACGGTTGGTGTAACCGAGGTCGTCCAGGGTCGGATCGTACACGAAGGTACCGATACCGCGCATGGTGATGCCAGCGAGGCCGATGTCCGTGTCGGACTTGGAGAAGCCTTCCTGGGTGTAGACGCCCTTGGAGGTGATTTCCTTGTCGAGGTACTCCAGGAAGCCGGAACCACAGAGGACGAGGGACGGCTTGCCGCCGAAGCGGGTAAGCTGGCGAACTTCCTTGCGGAGGAATTCGCTGACCTTCTGCTGTCCGGAGATCCAGACGATGGCGTTAGCACCGACAGCGGCGCGGTTGCGCCACTTGGCGTTGGTAGCACGGTCGATACCGCCGACGGTGCCGGTGGTGGGGTCGTCCGTGATCAGCGACGTGAGGCCGGGAACGACCTTGGCGTCCTGCGAGCCGTCCTTCCAGAGCATCTCGTTGAAGGAGCGGGACCAACCTTCGGTCATGTCCTTGAGCTTTTCGTCGAGGATGCCGGTGAGGACCGTGAGGTCGCGCTCGGAATGCTTGGACGTGGAGGCGCCGGTGGTGGAATCAGCGACGGAAAGACCGTCGTGCTTCAGCTCGGTGAGCGTCAGCGAGATGCCAGCATGGATTTCCTTCCACTGGTAGTTAGCGCGCTTCGTGTTAGCCGGGTTGGCGTACGAGACGGTGTCGTTGTGGGTGAAGCCAGCGATCGCGGTCGTGTAATCGAACGTGACAGGGAGGCTGATGTTACCCTTACCGCCAGGGAAAGTCTTCTGCTTGCTGGTGAGAGCTTTGAGCAGGGGCTTGTCCTGGATGTTCTGGGCGAAGGCCGGACCCTTGATGTAGTAATCGAGGGCCGACGCGGCGATGTTAGCGAGTTCAGCGTTAGTGAATGCCATAGTAGTTTTTGGTTAGCGGGTTTGCATTGCGCCGAGACGAACCGCCTCTAGGAGGCTGCGCGGCTGGGCCGTTGCGTGGGCGGACGACGTGGAGCTTGATACATTGGTGATAGGCCGACGCTGGGGTGCGAATCGGGAAAGCCGCTCCTTGATAGTGGAGTGGGCGCGCTCAACGAGCGCAAGAGCCTCCTCCGGAGTACTCGGCTTTTCCGCCTGCAACATCAGTTTGACCTGGTCAATGACCATCTCCTGTTTGGCAGACCAATCGGGATCCTTGACTCGCATCTGCTGTTCCCAACCAACCACCGCAGAATGGATGTTGCCGCGAGACTGTTGGTCGCGCTGCTGAATCACATTTGCCTGTTGCTGCTGATAAAGACCGTGCTGTGCTTTGAGCATAGCAAGTTCCTTGGCGCTTTCCTCATCGACGTAACCCTCTTCAACCTTTTTCTGGATATCGGGGGGTAGCGTCGCACCGACGAAAGCATCGAGCCGCGACTTGTATTCGCTGATCATCTTGTGGGCTGCGACCGGATTGGTCTTCATGAGGGCCATTATCTGGAACCCTTCTGCGACTTCTTCGGTGGACAACCCATTCGACGACATGAAGGTAGTGACCTTACGGAATTCTTCCGATTCGGCGCGGTATGCATCACGCTCCGTGATCATCTCCTTCCAGCGAGGGTGGTTGTGGAACGGCAGTTTCTTGTCAGCTTCCGGCGTGGACCTGCCCTTCGCTGCGTCGTCCAGACTAGGCGTAGGGTTTCCATCACCTTCGGCGGATTTGCCGTTGGTTTCCACGGTGGACGATTCCGCGTCAGCCGATCCTCGCGCGGCGCTTTTGACGGCGTCTAGCAGGGATTTAGGCTTCTTGTTAGCGTCCTGGTCGCCCGACTCCGACGAGGTAGTCTGGCTGGTTTCTTTAGCGTCGGCCGCTACCGGAGCAGTTTCCTGTTCCGGAGTGGAAATGGGTTCTGGCGCGGGAGCGTTGTCCTGCGTTTCGATGGCGTCGGTTGGCTCGGTTGGATCGGGCATGAGATTACTATACGCTACGATTTATCTTAAATCAAGCGTTGGGGTACTGGACGCCTTGCGACCGGATGTCGGCCGGCGATGCGGGAGCGGTCGGACCGTCCGCACCAGGCGCGCCGGGAGCGGGAGCGACGTTAGTCGCACCGGCGGCACCCTGCATGTTCGGGTCAGAGGCAGGATCGCCTTGGGCGAGCTGCTTCTGGGCGTTCATGGCGACGATGGACGGCAAGGCTGCACGGATCGCATCCGTGATGTCCATGCCATCGTCCATGCGTTTGAGGGCTTCCTTCGCCATGAATTCGGGATTCATGCCTGGGATCTGGAGCAGGATTGGGGCGATACGCTCAAAGTTCTGAATCTGGATGGCCTTGTTGGGGCGACCGTTGGAGCCGGCTTCGACTTCTAGCATCAGCTCCTGGGCGACTTCGCTGGCGGTGAGCTGCGGCCAGACGGCGCCAGGACCGGCGATCTTCATCACCGTCTGCTGATCCATCTGGACGAGCAGCACATGGCCGGTCGCGCGGGCCAGTTCGCCGAGGAAGTCCTCAAGGTCATCCACGTTGGACGACAGGCTGGACATACGGCTACCTTCTGCGACAGATACTTCCGTGGCGGTAGACGCGGACGTACCGCCAAGGTTGGCTTCCTGGCTGCCGACGACACGCATCATGTCGTCCAGGAGCATGGACGTATCGTACAGGCTTGGGTCGATTGGGGCGTGCTGAACCGGCTGGAGGATGGAGTTGACGGCCTGGCCGGGAGACAGGTTCTGGAGTTTGATGACCGCGTTGGCGGGGTGAGCCTGGAGGTTATTGATGTCCTTCTCGGACAAGGCACCTTCGTAGGTGGCGTAGAGGGGGCGGTTGGCGAACCGATGCTCGCGCAAAGCCTGTCGCGCGCGGTTGTATTCCTTCTGCACCGGCATCAGCAGGCGGACGTCGGACGGAGGGATGACGTCCTTGTCGGAGTCAACCTCGTTGAAGATCAGCGGGAAGAACGGCCAGAAGCGTTCAAGTTCAAGGGTGGGGGCTTCCGGTTCCTTGAGGAAGTCATGGTAGCCGTCGCAAACGACGTACACTAGTCCGTCCTTCTTGGAATAAATTTCCCACACCGTAGCCTTCTCGCACTTGTCGTCGCCTTCACCCTTATCTTCGTAGGCCGTGAATTCTTTACCAAGGTCAATCTTGTAGACTTCCTTCACCTCGTCGATGTCGAGGATGAATTCCTGGGCGATCCAGTCAGCGCCGACGAATCCGGACAACTGCCGGCACTTGGGATCCACGATGATGGAACTGGACATCGGGAAGTCGAAGACGATTCCCTCGCGGACGATGACGTCCTGCTTGGCCTGGAGATTGGCGAGTAGCAGTCGGAGCTGCTCCGCCTTCGCATGGTCTTCGGAGAACTTTTCGTCCTGCTTATCGGCGCCGAGACGCTCAAGGGTCGTCAACTGTTCCGTGATGTCGGTGATACGCTCGACGTCTTCCGGACGCTTTTCCATGGTGCGCTGGTAACCGATCTTGACGTAGCCGATGCCGTTCACGCAGGTGCGACGGACCAGCTGCTTCATCTGCCCCTTGAAGGAAGGCTGCTGATCTTGGAGCTGATAGTGGGCGACAATCTCAAGTGTCTTCGCCAGCTTGTCCATCATACGGCGACGCTCAAAACCCTGCTGGGCGTCCTGGAGCGTCTGGATCATCGTGGGATCCATGGGCTGTCCAGTAGCCATCGAATTCTGCATGGACATCTGGATGGACTGGAATGACGACATATCACCTTCCCAGGCGGCGAAGTCCAGAGTCTCGCGTCGCTTGGCGACGAACTTCGGATTCTTGGCGTACAGGGCGGAGACTCGCTGGCCGACGTGACGCTGGACGATGTTGGCGACGTAGCGGTCGTCCGTGTCGGACGACGACCATTGCTTGCCCATGTAGAAGTCCGTGTCTTCCTTCATGCGGTCGAAGGACTTCTTCCAATGCTTCTTGGCGCGTTCCACCTTCTGGATGAGGGACTTGACCAGGGCGGCGCGGGAAGGACCAGGCTTCTCGGCGTCACGCTTGATGGCCGACACCGGCTGCGGTTCGGGCTGCATCGGGTCTACAGGCATCGCCCCCATCTCGTATTCGTTTTCCATTTAGAGTATTTATGTTCAGAAGCCGCCCATCTGCAAGAGATTGCGTCGCGCCTCTTCCCACTTGGCGGACATCTTCACCCATGCGAGGGTGCCGGACTTGGGGATGTCAGAGGGTTTTTCATACGACCGGGTCGCGCTGACCATCGTTCCAAGGAGCAGGCCGACCAGACCCATAGCGTCCACGAAGTCATCGTGTCGGGCTGAAGGGAACTTGAGCAGTTCAGTCTCCGCGTCTGCCCACCAGGGGGCGAACTTGGGGAAGAATACCTTGCCCATTGCCATGCGTCCACGGATCGCCTGCGCGCGGGTCTGCTTGTCCTTTACCGGGGTAATCTCCTCCACCACGGTCCAGATGCCTCGCTCCTGCTGGACTTTCCGCAGGAACGGACCGATGGACTGGGAGATATGCCCTCGCTCCGCACCCCACTTGGCCGGCTTGTGGCGGGACATCAAGTCGATCATCCCATCGATGACCTGGTCGGTACTGGCGCGACGCCACCACACGTCCGGCAGGATCCACACGTTGTCTTCCTCGTCCAAGCCGAAGGGCATCAGCACGGTCTTGTCAGCCGTCTGGGCGGTAGACACGGCATGGTCAGATACGCAGTAGTAACGGAGGTTCTTTGGAATCTCGCCTGGGTAAGGCTTCAGCCAGTCGCGGCGGAAGAAGTCGCCGTCGTCGGGAGTAGGCTTGCCCTGGTACAGGGCGGAGAATCCCTTGGGGTTGAGGCGGCGAATTTCGTTCAAGAAGTCCAAGCCATAACGCTCCGGCCATAGGGCTTGACCGATAGGGCGTTCCATCGGGTCATTGTCCACGGCGATGGCCGGCAACGCCAGGATACGCCATTGCTGGGCGACTTCGTCGTTGTAACAGGGATTCTTCGGGTCGGTGAGGCGACCAACCAGGTCATCCTCATGCCACCGGGTCATAATGATCACCACCCTGGCGCCGGCCATCAGTCGGGTCATAGCCACTTGCGTGAACCATTCCCACAACTTGTCACGCTCACGCTTGGAGTCTGCCTCCTCACGGTCCTTGATCGGGTCATCGATGACCAGCAAGTCAGCACCACGGCCAGTCAGACCGCCACCCACGCCGACGAAGTTGGCTAGTCCGCCTTCCTCGGTCTGGAGCTTGTCTGAAGACTGGCTGCCGGTCCGCAGCTTGCACCCAGGGAAGACCTGGCGGTACGACGGCGAACGCATGATTTCACGGACGGAACGTCCGAAGTCCTGCGCCACGTCGGCGTTGTAGGTGGCGAAGATGACCTGGCGGTATGGGTCTTTGCCCAAGAACCACGCCGGGAAACGGCGAGACGCTAGTTCCGACTTACCATGTCGAGGAGGCATGGAGATGATAAGACGCTGGTACGCTCCACGCTCCACCTGCTCCAAGGCCGCGCAGATCGTGGCGTGGTGCTTCACAGGTTCGTACCTGGAGCGGTCAACATTGTCCGGATCTTCCGGGTCGGGCATGGTCATCGACGTGAAGTCGATGAGCGACTCCCTCGCGCGCTTGACGCGGAGAAGCCGGGTGGCAGCCGCCAACTGCGACTCCACCTCGGCAATCTCTGCCAACCTGCGTTTCTCCTCGGCGTTGGGAGCCTTCTTGGGCATTAGGCAGGTCGAAGACCGATGCGGTATTGTACGCCGTTGATGGTGATCAACAGGTCGAGAGTGTCAGAACCTCCGCTGTGAGTGGTGGTGCTGTTGACGGAGAAGGTCGGACCTGCGCCGGTCGAAAGGGTCGTGGACTTGGTGTTGCCGACGACTTCAAGCTTGGCCGTGGCTGCGAAGCCAGTAGCCACACCGATACCGACATTGCCGCTCTGCTCGACGACCAGGGCGGTCGTATCCGGGTTGAGGGCGTCTTCAACCAACAGGACGTTGCCAGTTCCCTTCTGCGTCACGCGGAGGGCAGGGGTGGTGCTGGTGACATCAATGGCCTGGACGGCAGAGAAGACATTTCCGTTCTGCAACGAAGCAACAACCTTCCATGCGCCGGTGCCGTCACGGAAGTTAAGGTTCGCACCGCCAGTAGTGATCCACATGTCGCCATTGACGCTTGATCCTGCGGATGTTCCGCCGATGCCTACGTTCAAACCGGCGGCGCCAGAGATGGCGTTTGGCGTGAAGTTGACCTTGCCGGAAAACGTACCTCCAACGCGAGGCATGTACACATCCGAAGCAATCCCTGCGGTAAGATAGTAGTTGGATGCGTAGGCGTACAGATTCCCTTTTTCGTCGGTAGCCAGAAGCTTGTTCGCGCCAGGCCATTCGCGAAGCATCTCGTTGAAATTGCTATTAAGTCCGTTGCGAAGGACTAGGGTGTCGCCAGGTTGAGCGGTGACAGGTACGTTGTAGACGGTTCGACCTGCGCTGGCGAGGACGCTGGCAGAGGCGTAAGGGCTTCCGCTTCCAATCAGTTTCCAGCCACCAGAGCTACTTCCGCTGTTCAAAGCGGAGAGTGCGTCCTGCATGTTGTAATATCCGCCGATGCCGATAGTTACGGACGTGCCAAGGACATTGAAATATCCATTCATCTGGGTGTCGTCGAAGGCAACGGAGTATCCGTTGTAGTTGTTTCCATCGACAGGAGACTGGATTTCAAGCTGCGTGGTGACGTCTACGCTGGCGTATCCGTCGTAATAGGTGAAATCGTACAGGCCAGAAGTGGCGGCGTTGTTTAGGTCGATGAACGACGAATTCTGAACGGCGGTAAGCCTCCAGTCAGACTGGGAAGCGAATCCTTGTCCGTTGACCCAACCTTCGGTAGCGTAGCCAGACAAGGCAGCAGATGTGATGTAACCCTGCGACGTCACATAGGACTGCGTGGCGTAGCCGGAAAGGTTTACCGCAGTCGTCTGCGTGGTACCATCGCCAAAGGCGATGCCATATCCGGAGGAGAAAACGACGTTGCCGTTGTAGATCGCCAGCTTGTTGGCAGGATTCACGGCAAGACCGCCACCGATAGCCATGCGACCTTGGGAAGTCACGTTTCCGGTGAACGAAGCGCCGGTCAACTGGGCGTACCCCTCAAGTCCGATGCCGGCAGCGGCCTGTTGGGCGATCTGGGCGTGGACCTGTGCGGAGTTTTTCGCCTGCAAGGCGGTGTTGGCGTAGCCTTGCGCCGTACCAGCGTAGCCTTGGGCGAGAATCGCAGAAGATTCAGAGACGTCCTTGGCAATTTCAGCGTCATCTCGCGCGGCAATGGCGTCCAGAGCGTTCTGGGACGTCAGAACTGCCTCAAGTTCAGCCACTTTCGCGTCACCAGCGTCGTTTACGGCAGCAACTTGCTGCGCGCCGGCAGCATTAACAGCCTGCACAGGTCCATCCGTGAGCAACTGTTCAACAACTTCGGCGACGACAGCAAGATCCATGGCGGTCGTACGCAACTTGCCATCGTCGGCCTGGATTTCACCAAGCCGGATGATGGTTTCATTGAGCGAAGACTGCACATTGTTCAGCTCCTGGTCGATCTTCTGACCTTGGTGAGGAGTGGTGGGGTTGGATTGGCTGAAATCCGTGAACGAATACGAGCGTTCGTAAGGTTCTGGGGGCTGGCTAGATTGAACAGGCATGTCCGGATAGTGTACCAATCGGCCTATAGAAGCAAGAGATGGCGATGCGGAGATTAATCTCCGCACAAATGTAGGAGAAAGTTTTTTGCCTACACGGATTTTTCCGAGCGGGGGTGTACGAATCGCGGGCGTCGTCGCGGGGGTGGTACGCGGGGGTGTCGGGTGCGGGAGGGAGCGTGCGTCGCACGCCTGGGCGTACGCACGTCAGCGTACGCGTACGCCAGCTCGCCCGCGTACTAACGCACGCACGCGGTAGAACGCACGCACGCAGGCACGCGATTGAACGCACGCCTGCCCGCCCGCGGTTAGATCGCGGGCCTGCACGCCCGGTTGATGACGCGAGCGGGTGCGTCATCCATCCGGCGAAAGCCCCACCCCTCGCCGGCCCGGATCGCGGGCCTGCTGATCGCCTTGGCCCGCTCGCACGCGTAACCCTTGGGAACGTGGCGGGGCTGGGGTGGGCAGAAAGATCGTTGAAAAAAGACCTTGAGCCGGACGCGATCTTCTGATTGATTGGTTGAGTCGCAAGACACCCAACCTCCAAAAAACCCAACAACCACCGATATGAAATCCCTCAACGACACCCAGATCGCAAACTGCATCGCCCTCGCGGAAATGCGGATCGCCACGATCAACCGCTCGATCGCCCGGGCCACCTGCGACCTCAAGCGGATGATCAACGCCGGCGACTACGTCCGTGCCAAGGACGCCCTCGACCGCACGATCGTCCGCCGCGACCGCGTGCAGGCCGATCTCGACGTCCTCAAGGCCGAGCAGGCCGAGCGGATCGCCGCGATCCCGGTCGCCGCCAACCCCACGCACGCCAACACCGACGCCGACCAGCAGACCAACGCCCTGCTCGACGCCGCCGATCTGCTCCGCACCAAGGCCGCCGCGGCCCCGGTCCGCGAACGTGCCGCCCTGCTGGCCGGTGCCGCCGCCCTGCTCGCCATGGCCTCCGGCGTCACCACCGGCGGATCGCCGGCCGAGGCTGTCGAGGACGCCGTCAACGACGCGATCGACCACGCCTTCCGCTCCTCTGACGCGTTCAACCACGACGTCGCCTAACCCTTCCCACCAACCCAGCACCCAACCCAGCACCACCATGATCCTCAACAGCACCCAGCAGGCCGCCCTCCGCGAAGCCATCGCCTACCTCGACGACCTCGCCGAGCGTGGGGCGTTGGGCGACGCCGACGCCACGTCCATCCGGGCCGGCTCCGCCGCCCTCACCGCCCTCGTCAACGCCGCCGAGCCGGAGATCGCCGAGCGGGCCGCCGCCCGGGCCGTCTCGATCGCCCTGCCCCTCGCCTAACCCTT